AAATGATATGTTCCTGCACTTAATCCATCAGGACACGCTAGAAACGCTCTCTGATGCGAAAATTGAATACCAAAAGGCAAAGTATAGTGCGTTTGCAACCACATTCCAGGGACTACTTCTCCGTCCTCTAAAGTCATATCTTCAAAGTGGTTTACTTGCCATGGCATATTGTATTCTTTTGAATCAGCGGTATCTGTCCATTTTTCAATTAACTGCGTACCAATAGCAAACGCACTTTCACCGACTCCGTTTGCGATTAGCGTTCTTACCTTCTGCCAATCCATTGATTGATGTGAAATTCCATTTTGAGCAATGATATTCAATGCTTTTACAATTTTTACTCCTGTTTCTTCTGTTAAAATTCTGTGTTTTGCCATTATTCTTGTACCTCCTGAACAATATATCCTTCTTCGTCTACAGATAATCCCAACGCTTCAAATTGTTCTCTAAGCTTGCTCACACCTAAAGAATCATCTAATTGTTGAATTGTACCTTGCTTGGTAGCTTCGTTATCTTGGACGATAATTAAATCTGTTTTTGAAATGCCTTTGCTTGAAGGCAATTCTGCAATTCTAACACCCATTTATATACCTCCTAACTGCCATAGTTTGTATGACGTAGAATCTTACCTTTCTTGTTGAAATAAACTGCTTTTACTTTCTTTATTACTCCGTTATCGTTGTAGAAAACTCTAGCGGTTCTAAGTCTTTCTCTACCAAGAACATCAACAATCAAGTTATCTCCATTCTTAGCTAAGATGTCTACTCCGTCTTTTGTAAGGATGTTTTCTTCATACGTATTTGAGTTATATGCAATCTTCAATTGGTCAACTAATGTTTTAAAACTGAATGTAGCACTATCTGATTTAGAGCCGAAGTTATCAACAATACGAACGTATAACGTATAACTTGTTTCAGGATTTAAATTGTCCAAATAAATATGTGTATCAGTTCCTACGTTAATCCAATTTGAATTGTCTAGCGAATATTCGTAGTGATCTATTGTAGCTCCTTCGTTTACAGAGAATCCATACCAAGTAAACATACCACCATGTGGTGTAAATCCTGTACTTCCAATACCACCTACATTTGGCTTTTCAGGGTTCAATGTTGTAAACGATGTACTAGCTGCCAATGAAGGTTGACCATAATTATCAACCATTCTTACATAGAATTTATACTTCGTATTTGGCTTTAAATTACTTAGAGTTAAGCTTGTTTCTTTGCCTCGGTCTGTCCAATTATTTTCATCATTAGATGTTTGATAAGAATAATCAGTAGCCATATCTCCTAATGAGAATCCGTTCCAACTAACTTTTGCAGATTTGGATGTTACCGAACTTGAAGAAACACTTCCTTTTGAAGGTGCATTAGGATATTTAGTGGTTGTGGTAAAATCAACTGCTACACTCCAAACTCCATTGTATTTTCTTTTGAAACGATAATATCCTGTGTATTTAGTATTTGGCTTTAATCCTGTCCATGTATCTACAAAAGGTGTATTGGCTTTTATTGCTTTATTCCAATCCGTCCACGTTTTCCCGTCTCTACTCCATTGGTTTTCTTCGGACACAAACGGAACTGAAATTGTACAGTACATTGTTTTATATGTACTTCCAACATTGCTGATTGTTGCCTTGTCTGCGGTTCTATCAATTTTAGGAAGTGAGATGTCTACTACATTTGTGTTATAAGGACTTCCTATAGCTCCTGTATATGTTCCATTAAACCAATAATGCACTTTGCTTGATGCGTTACCATTAGAATCATGGTCAACAGTAAATGAACCGTTTTGTAGAATATATTCCTTGCTTGTACCAGCACCACCATCTGATAACGTTGCATGAGCACTATAATTTGGTGCTCCTGTAACTCCAGCAGACCAATCTTGTTCAACACGATAACCTGTATAATGAGGGTTTTTATTTTCAACTAAAATCCTTGTTTTTGTATGGACTGTAGACCTATTGTTTACGACATCTTGTTCACTCCATGCGTAAACTTGGAAATACATATTACATCTGCCACTGTATGACCAAATTTGATGATTTCCAAGTAATGCCCATCCTCCACCTACATAAGCCATGGATTAGTCTCCTATCTGAAAGTAGAAATATCCGTTAGGGCAATTTGTCGTGTTTGGGTCGGCAGTTCCAACTTTATAGCGAATTGATTCAATATTTACTGCGTGTTTTTCATCAGGCGGTATCGTTACGTTATTAACTTTGATTGTTTTGATAGGCACTAATTGATCTACAACTTCTTGTTTAATATATCCAGCATCATTTTGAAGCTCAGACACATTTTTGGGTATTTCAGTTTTCTTTGCATAAACACTAGCTATATCAAGATTAACAATATAATCAACAGGACTAATTGTGTTTCCATCTAATTTAATAGTTGTGATAGGCACTTTGATAGCAATGTTTTTATTGTTGTCTTTGGCAATGTTTTTTCCATTTACAGAAATTGTCTTAACGAATTGATTTAGAATTGCCATTAAATCCAATTGATTAGAAATATCACCAATCATATTTCCCCATTTCACTTTTAAATTTGCATGGTCATTGATTACTTGAATTTCTTTTCCGTTGTAGATATAGAACAATCCTTTTGAATCCACATACGCATGGTCTCTACTTGGATTTGTAATATCATCTACAGAATCAACGATTTCTAGCCAAAATTCGCAATCACCATCTTTTAAAGGAAACGCTACCACCATATCTTTATTACATACTACAGGTTGCATATTATTTTCCTCCAGCTTTCATAATGTCTGCGAAACAAGATGCACAAGATGTAATTTCTACACCTAAGAATTTTGTACAAGCTTCAATAAACTTCTTGTTAATCTCCAGAGCGATATTCAATAATTCAGGGTCTCTATCCGAAGCTTGATATGCTTCAAATGCAGTGTACATAGCCATACTTAAATGTTTAACTAAACACCACTGTTCTCTATCCCCTTTACCACCGAAAGAATTGTATAGATAAAGCATTTGAGAACGTCTGATATTGGCATAATCATCAATTTCATCCTTTAATGCTTCAATCTTTTCTAAATTATCAGGAATTTCTTCTTCATTAATCAATCCATTTTCAACCTCAGAAATGCGTTTTTCTAATAAGGTTTTAGCGTGTAGTTCTGCGCTTGCAATTTGTGTAAAACTACGGATAATATCTTCTCCAATTCCCGAAGTGCTATATTTGTTTTCCATCTACACAACCTCCTTTTTGTATGCTTTGATAGACAATCTAGCAGACTGTTGTTTTTGTTTTCTTTTAAAGTCAATTTGTTGACTGTTCAATTTCAATAGCGATATGGCAGACTGCCAATCTCTAGGATTTTGTTTTACATGATTTGATAGGTTTTCAATTCTTTGTTCATATCTATTCATAGATACCTCTTATCTGTTTACATGACTATATTTAAGATAATTTACTAACGTACAATCAAAATTACCATTTCCTGTTACTTTGATTGTTTTATATCCTGGGTCTAGTATTCTGTTTCTATCAGCTTCTGAAAGATACCCACAAGCTTTAAGAACATCGAAGTTAGAATATTGCCCAGGCCATAATCCATTGCCTGTAATCCAAGCTCCATTGAATTGTTGCTTGAAATATGGTGTCATGTCTATTCCTTCGATCTCGATATTAAAGTTTGTAGCAGTAGAATTATCTATTACTAGTTTAAACTCAAAACGCTCATAATAAATCAAATCCTGAGAAATTGACATTCCTATTACCGCTGGTTTAGAACTTGAACATCCCCATCTAGGGAACTCGTACCCATAAAAATCAACTGTGTGGTTTCTACGTTGAATGGAATTGTATCTTCCTTTTTCTTTCAAATCATAGACACTATCAGCTAATATATTTATTGCCTTACTAATATCCATAACTAATCACTCTTTCCGTCTCTATCCGTTCTTAGGAATTTCTCTAGTGTCAATGTATCTATTTCAATTCCTGTTTTATCTATTTCTCTTTGTAGACTTGTGATATAGAACCAATCGTCTTGTTTTAGAATACGTTTCATGTATCTATTGCAACTTCCTAATTGCAATAAATTGAGATCATAAATAAATCTGATTCTATCGCCTACGTTTACTTCTTTAGGTAATGCTTCACAAGAAACGTTGATAGCAAACTTTCTTCTTGCATTAATTAGTTTTCTACAGGCGCAATCATATACAACCTTGGCCGCATAAATTCTATCGTTATCAGTAATGATAGTTGTTCCGTTTGTAGACTCGGGGTCAATGCTCTGTTGTACATAAACGCTCTTTACTCTGAAAATACCAATGATATTTGATGTACTGATTGTTGTTGTATTGCAATATGGATAAGGTTGGTTTTGGCCAAAGAAATTTGCTCTACCATTACCAGCATCAGAAACGTACATTGCAACGTGTGATGCAGGTGTGTCACCACCTCTTCCAAATATGCACCAATCACCAAATTGAGGTGTATCAACATAATCAAAGTATTGAGAATAGCCTAATTCATCTCTGTTATACCAAATGTAATCTGCATACCCATCACCGCCTATAGCTCTCGTAGGGTCGGGATAATTTAATGTCTGCAATGCTTTTTTCCATGCATCTACACATTGATATGGTTGTTCAACTGGCACACCATCCATGTCGATAGATTGACCATTCCATGTGTTGATATAGTTCTGAGCGTTCCAAGGCCTAGCTTGTGTCTTATCTTTATCCGTTGTAGTACCGTTATCGTCTTGTTCCCACTCAGGAATCAAGCCATAGACACGTTGAGCAAATTCAATACGTTTTTGATACTGCAAATCAATAGATGTATCTCCACGCTCATAATCTGCCATAAAAGCCATTACCATGTAATTCATATCTGCTTCCATGTGTGACCATTGTTGAAATGTGATGTTATAAGAAGAAGTAGGAATCCAAGGCCCATTTGTAGCGTTTGTTGACCATTCTTCAACCAACTTAGCTACTTCTCCTTTTCCATACATTGTGTAGCTTGAATATCCATGAGAACCAAGCCAATTGGTGATTCGTGTGTATGGAGTCCACTGAACTAATCCAAATCCTTTTTGAGAATCAGGAACATCACCCATTTGATACAAGTTAGGGTTTAATGTTGATTCCACATGACACGAACCACATAAAGCAGCAATAGCAGATTTACTCCAAATATCTTTTAAAGAGTGCCATAAAGCTTTAGCGTTGTTTATTTCCTCTGTATCAGTTAAAAATCTTTGTTCTTTAGGAATTACCCATTTGTAATCCTTAGAGTCTTTTGTCATATCCTCTAAGCTAAATGGTGATAAATCATCAAAAGCAAATGTTCCTTCAATGAATACACCACTTTCATATCCAACCGAATCTGTATCAATAATGGAATACTCCAATTGATTGTTAGGAGCTAATTTAGGGAAGTCTACATATTCATAATCACGCTCGTTATTTATGTTTGATCTCAAAATAACTACGGGAAACTTAGGGTTCTGTAAGCTTTTATCGTTATACACTTCTCTTAGCGATAAAGAGGACATACCACTATCAGATTTATTAGCATAAACTGTTGCTAGGTTAATAACATCTGAGAAATCAGTTTCCATTGTTGGTTCGCCAATGATTCTGTAGTTTCTTCCTAACGTTGGCTTATTTGAAAGCATAACAGGTTGTTTCTTTCCAAAATATCCAATTTCCACTTGCTTATCATTTGTAAATGGAACTCTCCAATAAACAGATGGTGTCAATTCGCAAGTTTTAGTAAGTGCATCTAATTTAGATTGTCTAGAATAAACGTAGTCAATCTTTTCATTATCAATTTCAGTTTCAAAATTCATCTTCCACTGAGTCGAATAATACATATCTTCGCTTTCGTATACGTTCTTTATAAGCGCGTTTTTAACCGCATAATTTGTTGGGACTTGTCTGTATGTCCATTCATTGATTACGTGCGTTAGAGATATGTTTAAACCACTTACAGATGGTTTATAGTCGGTAATCATTCCGTAGAAAACTCCACAATCCATGATTACTCGCATTTCTTTTCTTCCTGAGATTAAATCGTAGTATTCGTTAGGAATTGTGATTTGCATTTCAGGTACTGTCATCAACTCATTTGAAAAACTGATTGTGCTTAAAGCCTCGCTGAATCTTTTCTTAACTTTTCCAAATTCTAATATTTCAAAGTAAGGAATCATGTTTACTCCTAACTACCAATTTTGCCATGTCCTACCCATTTACCATTTTTTCTAATTCTACTTGACCCTTGGTTTTCTTTATTTGCTTTATCGGCACTGTACTTGCCAATAGTGGCCCAAGAGCCTTTAACTCTCTTTTTAAACCATCCTGTAGCTCTGTCCAAAGAATAGAATATACCGCCTTTTCTTACTGACCATGGTCTAAAATCAGGGATAACCTGTTGGATAGAATATATATTCTCGTAAGGGAATGTAGCATCTTCACCTCTTAATTCAACTTTAACGTGTGTTGTATCTGTTGGAAGTTGTAACTTGCCACTCCATTGACTGTTTTGTGCCACTGTTTCCCAACCTGATGAATAAGCCAATGGCCATGTATCTGCATGAGAGAATATTACTTGATTATAAATCTCTCTCCATGAGGCTTTGTTGTTGTTAGAAACACTAATGATCAAAATATAGTTGTATCTTCCGCCATACTGTACATACTTTCCATTTCCTGTATATTTACCTGCATCCGTTACACCATATCCAACTAAATCTAATGTGAAAGTAACACCATAGTTTCCATCATCTGAAAAGTTGATGCCTTTTCCATACCCTTTAGCATGGGCAGTAGCAAGAGGAAATCCAAAGTCTGCGGTATTGCCTGGATTTCCACCTAATACTACGTTATTGTATGGCCCTGTGTTATCGTAAGCTCCATGAAAGTTTTGCCATGCCATTAAACACCACCAGCCAAATCATTCTCAGAACTTCCATTATTAGTACGGATGTATGAGTTTCCATCAGGAGTACCACCAAAGATATTGATATTACCTGTTGCAATGCTTCTTCCGTCATTGAATTTTCCTTCAAATACAGTATCTCCTGTTTGTTTCCATGCACCACTGTTTTTAAGATTTGTAAGAATCTTTTCAACTGCACTGTACATATCTCCAACGCTGCCTTCAAGTTTTCCAACCTTATTTTGTAAATCTCTGATAGCATTCCAAAGCTTTTGGATTTCTGCCCATAGCTTTTCGATTTCTTCCCATTGCCCACAATCAGAACAAATCATTACATCCATGATACTGATTAGGTTCTTTTCCAAATCTTTGATAGCTTCTTTTGTATCGCAAACATCAATTGTATCTATCTTTTCTAGCAATCCACCTAATAAGCAATCGTTCATATCGTGCATATCTGTACAGTTATTGTGGCCCTTGTTTTCAAAGCCTTGGTTTGCTTTAAGATTTGCACAAATAGTATCTGTTACACCTTTTTGAATGAAATTACTGCTTGTAGCTTTTAAAGAATCGCAAGCAGAACAAACATCTTTATTCATTTACGTGTACCTCCTAATCTCTACAGATAACGAAATTTACTTTGTTATCATTTACAAAACGAGTGTGTAGAGATATTTCATCATCTTCTAGCCAATCAACATAAATAGAAAGGAATTGCAACCAATTCGTTGTTTCTCCAGCTTTTACTGTTCCACTCATGCTTAATTCCACTGTTTTGTTAATATCTTCTTCAAATGAAGCATTTGTGATTTTTTGATATACCAACGATCCACTCTTATTAGGAACACGAATTGAAACAGTAGGAGCTGAACCAGCTTGAACTCCTGTCATTTTATAAGAATAGTGTTTCAATGTAACACTATTGAATTTGTATGTAGCACTCTTATCTTTATTAGGTTTCATACAGAAATCTACTTTTCCTGTAATGACTCCATCTGCTACCTTCGTATATCCACTTGTGTGAATCCAATCTGAATACTTGAATGTGAAATTACCTTGTCTGTCAATTTCAACGCTCAATCCAGGTGTAGACTGTTGAATAGTGTATTGTGTTTCGATTGCTAAATTTTGAAGTTGAAGATTATACAACTGGTCTTGCAATCCACACATCCAACAAATCATAGCTGCTTTCATGTTGTAGTCATTAATGGCATATTGACTCATAAATAATTTCCAATCACACAAATCAAATCCGTCTATGATGTCATACAAGCCTTTTGTAAGGCAATCATTGGCATTTTCCATGTCTGTACACGTATTATTACCATTATCAGGATTTAAGCCTGTATCGTTTCCTAAAGACGTACAGATTGAATCTGTAACACCATTTTGGATAAACTCTGCACTGCTATCTTTTAATTTTCCACAAGCAGTGCAATAACTTTTAATATCTGCCACTGCAAGCCTCCTTAATTTGTAAGTTCATCAACATCTATATATACACAAGCCATCTTACAACATGAGCCTGTGACAACTAATCTATTCATTCCATGATGTACTGTGAATCCAAATTCATCTTCGATTACTAGATTGTCTAAATCTACTTCCTCTGATGCACAACATCCATCCGCAGTAAAGTATAAGTTCCAACTTGAATCAAGTGTTAAAATTCCATCATATTCACCTAGAATCATCATTTTATTTCCATTAATTTCGATTTCAGGGTTTTGGAATTTACCATCTAGAATCAATTTTACTTTATCGGTATCTAACACTGTTCCACTGTAGAATCTTCCAGCAATTGACTCAACACAATAATCTTTTTTACAGATTTTATTCTTAATCAAATCATCACCGAAAATTTGTTCACCTTTAATGCAATCGTAGACAATCTTATATGAATTGCCACAATTCATAAAATCTTCCAATGCTTTAGTACCCATTACACATAAAGATGTTTCCTCTGTAATGTCTCCACAATCGCATAAACACGAATTGCAAGTTTCCATATCAGGAGGGCAAGTAACACAACACGATACACATTCTTGAGCATCTCTGAAATCCTCACAATCGAGAATATTACATACAGAATAAGGAACTAAGAATGTTTTCTTTGTATCTGCAATATGCCATACACCTTCCCAAAGCTTAAAATCAATATCCATTGATAAATAGCCTTGGTATTTTTTGTAATCTTCGCTAAATCCTGTGACATAGGCCCATGCCCAAATCAATTTGTTATCTTGAATTGCCCATAATCTTCCAGGTTTAAGCAAATTCAAATTGAAATAGTCACGTAGGAATCTTCTATCTTCATCATGAAAATGTTCATAATTAAAATTCAATGTTAAGGACAAATCACCTTCCGTAAGAAACTGTTGATTCTTTTGGAAAGCAACATAACTACCATGTCCGTAACTATATTCTTGCGTTGCAGTTTTTGTATCTTGCTTTAGAGAGGCAGAGGAAATCTCCTCCGCACTGTCTATTACAAGATCATTGAACTGAACGTATGTTTTTAATGGGTTTAAGTTATAACAAGTCATTATGCCAAACCTCTCAAGCATCTACCCACTTTGATAGCCTGCCTTCTTTCGTTTCCTTCGTTGAAAGCAATACTGTTATTCGTAACACGATTATCGTTATTGTTGATAGTCACGCTCTTATTAACAACACTTCCAACATGAGAACCATATCTAGTAGACAATTCTTTGAACGCACCTTTCAAATCCATGTTATTTACTTTATCCATGAAGCTTTGACCTGCGTTCTTAACTGCACTACGTTTCATTACATACTCACCAGGAGTTAACATAGCAGGAACTGTATCTGTTCCACTAGGTTTCATGACAATTGGTTGTCCGCCTCGTTTTAAGTAAACTGGGCCACCTTTAGCAAACTTAAAGTTTTTTCCTTGTGATTCATTACCCGTATTTACTGTAGGAGTGGTTGTACCACCCGTATTAATGTTTCCTGATTGATTGTTGAACGCATTTTTAAATGCACTTCCTAAGTATTGTCCTAAATCGGTGAATCGTGTTGAATATCCGTACATCATAGTAATCTGATTAGAGATTGAACTAGACATATTAGAGATACCTTCACTGAATCCACTTACAACATCTCTTCCAAACTTCTTACCTACTGATTTGAAGCTTTTCTTCTTCAATGAATCTTTAGCATTGTTAATCTTAGTTCCAAATGAACCTTCAATATCAATACTTTTGAAACCTTCAATAATTCCGTTGGCCATTTCTGTACCCGAAGTATTAAGTTCAGACTTCATGTTAGATAACGTTGTGGCCATGTTGTGGAAGGAAGTAACGATTGAGTTTACTTCTGTAACAACAGTTGTAGTAGCTTCTCCAACCTTCAATCCTTTAACATTGTTTAAGAACGTTTGAATACCTGTTGTGATCTCTCCAACCTTAACGAAATCTAGATTTAATCCAACGATAGAATTTAAGCTTTCACACGTTTTTTTCAACTTAGAAACAGTTTTATTAACTGTGTCCATATTCTCTAGATTTTCAGTTAATCCTTTGTTGGTTGCCATTTCATTCACTGCATTTCCAATACTCTTAATATTGGCTCTCAGTGTTTCAAAGTCGAAATTAGTTGAATAGACGTTCAAAGTTCCAAACTTGAGGATTATATCACCTAAAGTTGTAATCGTCTTTAGTGCGTTATTAAATAGCTTAGAATCAGGCATTTGTCTCAAGTTATAAGACAACATATTCTTGTCTTTTCCTGTTCCAACACCAGCTACAGAAATATATCCAATCGCTTGAGAAATACTAGTGATTGTCTTTTTAATATCCTCTGCATTTGGTAAAGGATTGTTTGTAATCGTTGCTTGCAAGTTTCCAAATTCAGGAACAATCTGTTCCAAAATCTTCAATGTATCTAGGAACTCTTGAGCATTTGTAGAGTTTAAATTAGATTTAATACTCTTTGTAACATCAGGGAAAACAATCTTCTTCATTTCACTAACGACACTAGCTACATTCTTTAAAATGCTTGTACAATTCTCAACGTTAATTGAACTTCCATTGATACTAGACATCTTAGAAAGGCTAGAAGCCATTGTTGTATAGTTCTTAACTATACTGTTTGCATCTGCAATGTTTGTTGCACTTGATGTACTAACTGTAGGAAACTCAAAATCATTAATATTCTTGATTACATCTTGAATATCTTTGAATTGATCGTTGAAAGAACTACTATCAATACTCATTCCTTGTACTTTTGAAATTGATTCTCCAATAGTAACAAGTTTCTTTAGAATCCTAGTAATATTCCAAGTCTCCATATTTTTCCATAAAGACTCAGAACTTTTAATAACTTGACTCCACCAAGAAGAATATGTTCCTCCGCCTTCAAACATATCTATGACATCCATGATTCCTTGGATTTTCTTTTTTAATCCTTTTGTGTTTGAAGGAACATTCTTATCTACTTCTTGCATAGCCTTGGCACAAGCAATCAACGTACCAGCTAGTCCTGTTGTTGTTATCATTCCTAACACTTGGGCCAATGTAGTGATTCCACCCGTTAGGACACCAGCACCACCTTGAATACCTGTAATAAGTGTCATAGAGCCTATGCATTCAAATAAACCTAATAACTTATCATTGAATGTGTCGAATCCATCAGGCATAGTCTTATCTAGCTCTTGCATAGCTTTTGCAAATAGCCATAAAGCTCCGCCTTGACCAATCATCATTGCCAATCCTGTTAAGGCATTGTTCATTTCTAATGCTTTTGAAACCCCTGCATTAATCGTAATAGCTCCCATCATCAATCCCATTACAGAGAACAAATTTGTTAATCGCATAGGCAATGTTGTAATGTCATTTGGAACATTCTTTTCAATTTCCTTTATAGCTTTGCAATAAAGAATAATTGTTCCTGCCCCACCAACTATGATAGCTAATGAAGATAATTTATTTTTAAATCCTTCTGCATCAAAAGTTTTTGGAGTACCTGTCGCAGTAGTAATCTCATCTGAACTCTTGAATACATCTTTAATAGAACTGAATTTACTTCCTAGTTTTCCTAGGAAAGGAATATTGAAACTTTTTCCTTTGAATTTTGAAGAAATGTTTACTAAATCTCCTAAAAGGCTAATTCCACCGCTTCCAAGTTTCATTAACTTACCAGCATACTTTAATCCAATACCAATTTGGATGTAGTCTGATACGAAACGTCCTAATCCTTTAGAAAAGCTTCCGTCTCCCATTTCGGTGATTTTATCTTTTGCAAAATCATAGAAATCACCAAGAATAGGCTTGAAGAAATCAATTACACCTTGGAAATCTCCTAATCCTTCTTTAAAACCACCAACAAAATCTTTGAAACTGAATGTTTTTAAAACGCTCCATAATTCAGAGAACTTTGTTTTAATGAAGTCTATACCTTCGCCAATCTCTTTTTTATGACTTCTAATGAAGTTGGCTCCTATATCTCCTAAGCCTTCGACTTTTTGAGAAAGTTTGTAGATATTTCCATAGATTGTAGCACCTGTTAATTCCGTCGAAACCTCATCTAATGCACCTAACCACTTTTCTTCGGCTTTACTGAATCTCTTAGGGATTAAGTCAAAAGCATTACCAATTGTGGCTACAGATGATTTAACCATAGTTGCCAACGAATTTAGGCCACCACCGCCTTTTTCATCCAACTCAATTAAGGCATCCTCAAATTGTTGTAATGAAATAGTTGGATTTGACCCTGTAAATGCATCCCTAAACTCTGCGAATGACATATTAAATTTCTTTGCAATAGCAGTTAAGGCTGGTGTCATACCTGCATCTTCCATTGATCTCAATGTACGAGCATCCATTTTAGAACCCATGATTTGAGAATACTGAGTAACCGCATTGTTTACTCCCTCAGAATCTCCGCCAAATGTCAAAATGGAATCATTAATTGCCGAGAATAGCTTTTGAGACCTATCTAAATCATGATTGATTGAAGTAAATCTCGTAACATGGCTTAGAGCGTCATCTAAAGTGGTTGGTAGCCCCAAAATGCTTTCGTCTAGGTTATCAATCATCTTTTGGATTTTAGCCGTAGAATCGCCTACATCGCCTACTACAGTGGACAATGTTCTTTTCGCAACTTTGATTGTATCGTATCTATTAACACCGCTTGAAAATGCATCACCAATTGCGTTTTGTGCACTTGAAACCAATCTATACAAACTAGAATATCCAACACCTTGTACTAAGAATCGTCCAATATCTCCTATTGGGTTGTTTTGGAAATTCTTGGAAATGTTCAACATACTAGAGCCTAGATTTGACATTTTATTACCAACATCAAATGTAATCTTACTAGCAGTTTTTAAAGCTTTAGCAGCGTTTTGAAGATTGTTTAGTTTATTCAAGCTATCTTGATAGCCAATAACTTGTGACTCAATATCCGCTTTTGTGTTTCTTACATCATTCTCTTTTTCAACGGTTTCGTCTAGCTTTTTATTTGTATCTTCTAACTTAGAAGAATCTGCTTCTAATTTTATTTTTTCTTTGTCTAAATCTGCGATTGAATCATCAATCTCATCAACCAATTTTTGAGCATCATTTAATTCACTGATGTTCGCTTCAATCTTAATTTTTTCTTTGTTAAGATTGTTAATTTTCTTTTGAACTTCATCAATTTCAATGCCAACTTCTCGCATATCGTATTTGAGAGCTTCACGTGCACTGTATAGGTCTTTAAGCTTAACACTTTTATCGTTTTCGCCTATAGTCATATCGTTAATGACATCATGAATTTCATTGGCATTTGCTTTTAAATCAATATCAATAGAAAGCTTTTTATTACTCAAGGCTAATAGCTCTTTTTTAAGTTCACTAATATCCTCTTTAACATCCAATAATTGATTCTTGAAATTAGCTAGATTATCCAAATCAACTTTTAAAGAAAGTTTTTGTCTTTCCAAAGCTTCCTTTTCTTTTTTGATTTCTTCTAATCTTGCCTTAATTTTTTCTAATTCATTGGTGTTAGCATCAAATTTGAGCTTTGCCTTTTCAATATCTTTTAACTCTTTTTCAAGTTGTTTTATCTTTGCTTCGGCATCCTTAATGTCAAGGACTAACCTAGCACCGACTTCACGTACTGACATCTTCGGACTCCTTCGCTAAATCTGTTTTCTGCATGAAATGAACCGCATATCTGTCAATCTGAGGTATTTTCTTTTGAGAATTTTTATTTGCCTCGTTAATTTCATTCCATGTTTTATCGCTTTGTAGATTTGCGTAGTACCCAAAGGCTACAACTAATTCAGAAACACCCCAATGGTCTAATATCTCATTGGGGCGTATTTTTAGAATTTTACCGACATAATGAGCCATGGTTGAATAAAGATTTAGTTCTGCAACATAAGACTTTGCTTTTTTTACTGAATCCTTTTTATCATCCCCCTTATCAATTATTTGATAAAAACTGTTTCTACCTCATTGAATAATTCAGGATATTTGATAATTAGATTAATCATGCAAGTTAAAACTGAATATTGCATCATGTGATCTTCATAAAATTCATCTAATCCTAAGAAAATTGCAACAACTTTATAAAGTCCATCAACTAAATTTGTAGAGGATTGAGCGTATAAATGGAAAATCTGTTCATTCGCTTCATTCATATACGCTTCATGAATCTGAACCATAGTCTTGTTCACTTCTTCATCATCTGCATCTGTTGTAACGATTCCATCTTTTCCTTCAATGAATTTGTGACCGTAGTATTCCTCAATTTCTTGGAATTTTTCTTTATATGGGTCTAGGATTTGTTCTGCATCCAATAACAATGGTTTTACTTCGATTAAAGCTTCTACCATCTTCATATCTTGTCTAGGAGATAATGTTAGATTTTCAAACTTCTTATCGAACATAACGTATTGCCCTACTCTTTTAGCATTCTCAGGAACATCAATTTTATGTTCTTCGATTTCTTTTTCAGTGAATCTAAAATTCACTTCAATATCAATTGTTTTAACATCTGTCTTATTTGCATCACCAACAACTGCAATTTCACCACCATTGCCATAGACTGCGTGAGGAGTATCATCCTCACGAGCTACTTTTAACTTTTCAATCATGGCATTTAACTGTGTTGGTTCTAAAATCTTTTGTTCTTCCATCTCATTTGCCTCTCAATTTCTATAAATTAGCGTTAGCTTTGTTTACTACATAAACTTCATACCAGTTTCCACGAGTATCTTTCTTGAACGCTAAGCTAAATTCAAACGCTCCGTCATCAGGGATACCCATTGGGAATGAAGTAATTTTTGCATTGTGGTAAGTAAATACTTCCGCAGTTCCATCGCTTCTATAACGAGTGATTGTAACTTTCGCTCTCTTATTCTTTAAGCTATCGTTGTTTGCTACATAGTGTTGCAATACATCAACAGTCATTGGATAAGAAATCTTCAATGTTTTACCTACTAAGTTTTTGTTGAAGTAAATCTTTGAACCTTCAATATCTAAACTTGGATTGATTTTACTGTTCAATACTTGGTATTGAGACTCATCTAAGTTAGCCAACAATGGAGTGTTGATTCGGTTCAAAGTAGAATCTGTGATATTGCATTGGTCACTCAATGCTGCATAGATAAATCCACATTCATCAACATAGTGGTCTGCAATATGAATTGAACCATATTCAGGATGTTCTTTATCTGCTTCAATAACCACTTCCTGAGTACGCATCATAAAGCCTTGAGATTTATCTCCCTTGCCAATGAATGGGTTCATAGTTAAGTAGTTAGATGTTAATTGAGTGCCTGTAAATGAACGCTCAATAGAAGCAGAATCATCATCATAAGAATCGTCAAAGCAACTTGTATCTACAGGGTCTACAGTATCGTCACCATCAAATCCTGATAAGCAGCTTACTTTAATATCGTTGTTAGAATCTAAGTCTGCAAATTCTTCAAAGAAAGAAATTGAAGAAATACCAATCAAGATACTATCTGCTGATTTATCTGTTAATGCTACTTCAATACTTAAACGGACACCTGATGTACTTGCTTCCCATCCTTTTCCACTTGTTTTTGTTGGAACAGTAGATAGGTCAATCTGTACAGGGTAGAATCCTTCTTTATCTGCTTTTAAAGTACTTGTATACTCATCTGCATTAGTCATTTCATGATCTAAAACATCTGAAATCTTTGTTGTGATTGTGTAAGTACCTGCTTGAGGAACATTTACGTAGTAGTAAACAACACCTGCTGCAAAGTCTAATGCATTTTTCAATGCTTTAAATACCGCACCACTTGTGTGTACTTTGTTTCCTTCTCCACCTTCTGCATCCGTTTCTTTAGAAGTGATGAACAATGTACCTGTATTCTTACATCCGAATGATTCACAAACGTTGATTAAATCAGGTGCAATAGTACGTGATGTATAAGCACTAGAAGTACCTGTAATCTTTTCAAATTTACGAGTATTGATTTTTAAACAAGAATCAATATCACTCATGATAGTAATATCAATTTCTTGAGTTTTAGTTAATTTAGAGACACTTAATTTGTCACTAATGATTTTGTTAATGTTACAGTTAGACATTACTTTTGCCCTCCCATTGTAGCTTTTAGTACACGCTCCATAGCACGCTCTGCTTTAGCACCGCCTAATTGATTTAAAGCGTTTAGTTTGCGTGAAACAAATGCTTGAACATCTACTTTCTGTTCAGGAGTCTTTTTAGCTTTTACAACTTTTTCTTCCATTTTTAATCTCCTTTATTTAACTTTTGCATCAAATCTAGATACCGCTCTAGCAACAAAATCATTTGCCTTTCTAGGTGGCATCTTAATTTTGTGTGCAAAGTGTTTCTTTCCCATTTCATCTACCCAAACGAACGGCCTTCCGTTTTTACGTACTAATGTATAAACTCGTTTAGTTCCATTCTGTACCATTGGGGAGTAATCAACGTGAGAAGGGTTTCTAGAATCTTTTTCTAGTTTGTCTGCATCTACACCGATTAGATATTCGGTATTAGATACTTTTTCTTTCGTGATCGAATCCTTTAAAGCACCTGGCCTATATTCATTCCATGGCATACTTGTCATTTCTTGAGCATAGAATCTACTCCCTCTTGGAGCTTCATCTCGCATAGTTTCTTCTAATTCACTAGCCAATCCTTCAAAATCTTCTTCACACGCTTCTATAACATCTTCTAAGAGGCCTTTTAGCATTTCCTACACCTCGATAAAGGGGTAATAAAGTTTGCCTCCATAGACGTATTTAAAGCCTTTTAGGAATACACCATCTTCATACGATACTTCCTCAACTTTGTTCATAAGGAAGATTTTTACTAGGCCACTCGGCAAACACATACGTTTTGAATACTCATAAGATGTGTTTGATTTGGCTTTCGCACCGCATACAGGGCATCCGTTTTTCTTTGTGGAACTTTTCATTCCGATATATTTAATTCTCATACTACTGCACCAACCCATATGTCTTTTGAATTACATACTGACAAGATACCTAACTGTTCAGAATACGCTTTTGTAATATGTTCACGAACATACATACTAATTGAAATCTGAGCATCAGAATTTTCTTCTGAAATAAGAACATCACTACCATCTGTTTCTTCACACGTGCTGCAACCACATTCACATCTGTTCATTGCGATAACGAATTGTAGGAAGTCACAGAATACAGGCAATAGACATTCTGGTATCGTTTCATATCCAGCTACATAACTGACAACGATTTTAGATAATTCATCACATCCACAATTGCACACATCTTTGTAGTCGATATTAGATAAATCAACGTACACGATACTGTCGTATGGGTTATAAGAAAAATCTTTATCAACTTCTAGTTTGTGAGTAGTAAATGTAATTCTTTCTCTAGTGATAACAGATACTTCAATCGTTGTTGGGTCAATCATTGGATAGAATAGCGGTATGCGTACAATTCCTGAATCGCAACCACATTTCTTAAATTCACCAACATCAAAGACTTCCTCTCTTTGAGATGAGAGGAAAGTCTCACAAGGGTGGTTTTTCCAACAAGTGATGGTACTAATTAAATCAATTAGTTCTCCAACATTCTTTTCAAGCTTATCTGCTTCTAAATCGCTTTCCTTTATGCACGAACAATAGTTTTTCAATTGTTCGACAATTTTTTCGTACATTATTCACCAATGTTGATTGGTACGATAGTTGTTGGTTTTAATACAAGGTCTAATCCGTTTAATGTATCTCCTAATGTAGCTGCTGACATTGGAATACCTTGGATTACCATTAATCGGTTTGCATCTGTTCCAAACGCACATCCAAAGTTGTAGTAATAATCGCAATGAGTACCACAACCCTCTGATGGATTATCTGTAGCACCGAATGTATGACGTTGGAATTTTTCAGATGGTTGGAAAGTAGTTCCCATTACCAAACCTACTGTATTTCCTTCTAATACCCATACATCACCTGTACCAGCAGTAATATCACATGGAACTAATTTATCTGCGATAAATCCATGTCCTTTAAATGCGACTTCGCCTGTTTCTTTATTGCGAGTCCATCCATCAGGATATTCACCATTGAATTTACCTGGAACAATAACAGATTTAATACCTTCAAGTACTAATGGGTGACAAGCGAATTTATAATCGCCATCTCCTAATGCTGCTAAACGTAATGCAACTGAATCAAATGCAGATAATACGTTTGTACCTACAATTTTGATAACTGCTTTATCTTCCATTACTTCCAACAATCCATGGAACGGTTTCAATGTAGCAGTACCTGTAGCCATTGTTCCTAAGATTACGTTAATAGCAGTGAAGTATGCCATTGAAATTAAATCCATACGTTTCTGAGCTTCTTTAATAGTTTCTCCTTCACGTTGGAAGTAGCAAACCATGTCATTAGCTTTAATTTTACGTGTTTCGTTTACTAAGCTATCCATAATAGGCTCGCAACTTTTTAAACACAATAATGCTAATGGTGCATTGCTACCGCATTTAGCTAAATCTAATGGAACCCAGCAACATTCACCTTGTGTTGATTTAGGTTCTGTTGTTCCGTATGTGAATGGCAACTGAATATAGAATTTGCCATCTTCTTTTTTTGTAACGCTCCATGCTCCTCGGTTCATAGCACCTTGCATCTTACGTGAAGCTGGTGTGTTCATTAACCAAGAAACTAATGGGAACACGTTTTGGAATGGATTGGCTGGTGAGTTATCTGAATAATCAGTACCGATACCAACTGTTCCTGCATTTGATTTAGAAGCATTTGCTGCTAAATTCTGTCTTGCTTTTTCATAATCAATATAAGCTCTTGAGAATGATGTTAAATCCTCGATATTAGAACTTAAGCGTTCTACCATTCCTGGTGTAACTGCCATTTTTTCCAATAATGTGTTATCAGGATTTGTAAATAATAAATCTAACATGGTTTACCTCCTATCCCCACATATCTCCGCTAACTTTAGAAGTTGAAGCTAATTTTTCTTCTTTCTTTTCTTTATCGTTAGCTTGTCCTGAGATCAAACTAGACAATCTGTCTAATGTGCTTTCTGCTTTCTTTTCAAATTCTGTTTTTTCTTTCTTAGAACTTTCTAATTTTTGTTTTAATTCGGCATTTTCTGTTTCTAATGCTTCAACTTTTGCACTTAAAGCTTCAAAAGCATCCATGAATTTGTTGATTTTTTCCATGTCATCCTTAGACATTTCAACAGTTTCTAATGCTTCTTCGCCTTTTTTAGCTTCTTCTTTGTTTTCTGCTCCTTCTTCTTTACTTTCAGGTGTTTTTTCTTCTTTTTCGTCCTCTTTTTTTTCTAAAGCTTCATTCTTCTTTTCTTCTTTATTTTCAGAACTCAACTTTAAAATCTTTTCCCATAGGTTCATTTCTGAGTCTCCTTTACTGTTTAAATTTTCGCCTGTACTGTTTACATTGGCTGGATTTGCAACAACTGAGAAACCAGCAATCTCGATTTCGTTGTAGAATGGTGCATTAAATTTAAATGACGATTCAAAATCGAGTGTTCCTCTCAGTTCTGCACTAATACTCAATGGTATTTCTTGTTTCAATAAATCTTGTACTATGTGCAATTCCCTATTTAGTTTGACGTTTACATCAAGACCTTTTCTTCCATCCCCAATATCGACAACTGTTAAATCATCTTTAGTCCATGTACCTAAGTTTAAAGGGAGTGATGTAATGTCAATGTGAGCTAAGTTGATATATCCTACATAATCAGAACTCAAGCTATCGTAGAACGCTTGTACTGCCCCTTTTTTGATGTATAGACGAATATCATCTCCACCCTCATATGTTATTGCCCCCTCGTCAATAAGACGTGTAGGCTTGTTTTCTACGTACCCTGAGGATAGGTTCACACTGACATAATGGTTTTCTTTATCTACGCTTGATAAAGTGATTGCATTGTCGTAAAATGCTTTTCCTTTTTTTCTACGATCAAGGCTATCTTTAATGCTTGCTACATATGTTGGAACTCTTTTCTTTTGTGGCATTATTTCTTAGTCTCCGTTTCTACTACGATTACGGGCTTATAGAATAATTTTTGAATTCTTCCACCACATGAATTACATTTCTTGACTTCGTATGGAATTTTTGCTCCTTTTAAGATTTCTTCCATTGTGGAATCGTATCTCTTTTGAATAGTTTTGTTTCTAAGTGCTTCTAACAAAACTTTATCTTCGGGAATCTTGTATTTCTTCTTAGGTTCTAGAACTACATATCCGTATAGCAAAGTACCGCTATCTAATTTTGAATAAACGTCAATTTGCGTTTTTTCTTCTATTACATCAAGAAGTTTCAAATACTGTTTTGCGTTCTTTGCTGCTTCTTCCAATGCGAACTCATGTCTACCATTTTGCTTTAAGAAAGTATTTCTTTCTTCTAGGGAATCGAACCAAGTAACACCGTTAATAGTTTGTACGTTGTTTTGCATGGTCTCTCCTTCTAAGCATCATGGCATTGATCGTCTGTATACTTTGTTTCTGTTTGTTCTGAGCGTTCTACTTTTGCTACATTGCAGAATAAGAATGAAGTCCAAGTTGTTACTGTTTTTTGACTAGGTGCTTCACCTGTTGTCGTAATAGCTGGCCATTCAAATCCAATAGCTCCGTCTTGGTCATTCATTTTGTTGTGCCAAGCAGTGTTAAAAGCAGTCGCATCTTTCCCTGTTAAAGTGATAGGGTCTCCGTACCCTTCTTTAAAAGTGATTTTTACAGTGAAACTACGTTTAATTGACATTTATGTATCTCCTTTCGTTGCTTTGCATATAAAAAGGCAATACCTCGAAATATGCAAAAATCTATATAGACAGTGAAAACTGTTTATACCTTTTGTTTATTTCCAAATATTGCCTTGTTTTTTTCTACTTTTTTACTTCTAATTAAAACTCTAATGTATCTTCTACTTGTTCTGTTTGGTTATTACCAATCAATTTAAGAATCTTGACCATTGATTCTTTGTTCAATTTGCCTTTGAACTCGTTGATAAAGTCTGTATCTGAAATATTTCTTCGACCAATTAAGAATAAATCAGCATTTCCTTTTGAATCTTTCTTAGCTCCAATCTGATATACAGGAATTGTAGTTGTATATACACGTCCACTCGCTTGTTCTTTACAAGCTCTGTAATCTGTTACGACTTCGTAATATACATCTTTAACAACTTCTTTTTCTTTCTTCGTTTTTTCATCAACAATCGTCTCTTTTACTTCAACTTTTCTGTATCTGTTCTCAAAGAAAGAAGTTGGAACTGCGATTGCATTGGCTTTTGTTTCTAAATACCCTAATCCATCAGGTCGCATAGGTCTTTCGCCAAATTCAACCTCTTTACCTTGGATTTTCTCTTTTACCAATCCAATTTTGTTGATTCTCTGTGCATCTTCAAATGAATATAACGGAGTCCCATTTAAACTTCCTAGGGGTGTTACCTCATTTTCAGATAAGATACTTTTTAAAATATCCATTTCCATTTTATTTTCTCCTCTCGCTATAGCGTTTTTTCGATAGAATCCATCATTCTAGTAACTGATTCCATCATGTAATTCTTTGTGCTCTTGTCTAATGCTTCTGCTCCGTTGACAATAGCACCTACGATTTGAGTAACTGACAGGGCCAATTTATATGTCTTTGCAGACTTGTCTTGTTGTTCTTTCAATTCGTATTTATCAAAATAAACCTTTGGTACACCTAATTTCTCACTTAACATAGGAGAAATCTGAGTGGCGAACCTTTCTCGCATTGGTACGATTGTATTTGTCATGGCATTATCTATGATTCTTTCCATAGATACGTTTCCTGATACATCCCCTAAACCAATTAATTCAGGAGTAAGGCCGAAACACTGACAAATAATAGAACCTTCCTTCATTTGAAGGTATTCTAAGAACTCTGTACCTTTTGTAACACGAGGCAAGTGATCCATTTTATCAAAAATAGAACTTGCAAGGATTACATTGTCTGATTTTGAATTTCTGATTTCCTGACCTAGACGTTTAGCTTCAATTCTTGCTTTGTCGGCTCTGTCTGCTTTAGAACTTGATGATTCGTCTAAAACTTGTGAAGCCGATAAATCAATCGTATCTCCCTTGGCAAATCCATCTTTTAGCCAAAAAATCAAACGTCCTGGGCCATCATATTGAATATCGTAGTTCAAACGCTCGTAAACCGCACCTAATAGCTTTAGACGTTGTTTATCACGTAATAAACAAGATAATCCGTTCTCATAGTCTGTTCCATTTCTTAAATTGCAGAAATTATCAGGGATTTCTACAATGATTGTTCCGTCTTTGGACATTAATTTGCCTGTTTGAAGGAATAATGCTTCGTCAAAGTCGATTTCCTTTGTTCCTAATGAGATAGGCTCTTTATCGTCTGCTGACATAGCATAACAAATAGGAACTCTAAATCCTTTATATTCATCATCTTCACGCATGATAGAAACATAATTACGATAATTCTCTGTAACAATTCCTTTATCTTCGTCTAGCCAACGAATACCACATTTCCCGTACAATAATGACTGCATAATAGCATTTTGAAGTACGGAATAGTTTGTAACACCCTGTACATTGTGTCTATAAAGGAATGGCATTAGAACATTCTTGTCTAAATTCTCATCACCCGTTGTGATGCCGTTTGAGAATATAAAGTCAATAACCTTGCCGATAACATAAGGCAGCGTTGGTAGATTGTCTATCATCCAATCAATCTCATCAAACTGATTCTTAAAGTTTGTCTTTATAAATCCGTTGATGCAGTCTGAATTGCAGTTTAGCATAGCTTCCATTACCTTTTCGGCTTCGGTTTCTGCATTAGAACTGTGAATATTGTGCGAAATGTTAGGTGACACATAGGTATTGGATGCTAGTTTAACTCTATCCTTTTGTCTTTTCTTTGTTCTTCGACTCAAATTAGCACCTCCTAATCGTTCTCTGCATACGCAAGTATTTCACTGCTTAGATTATACATTAAACAACTGCGGACAGAAAGTACTGAGGAATCTAGGGCATCAGGAGAGTGTCCTAAGCGTTGTTTTATCTCCTCTTTAGGAATAATGGCTATCTTCTTATTGTTTTTCGATACAGTCCTTGTAGCAAGCAATTCAGGTTTCAATCTTTTGGCAACTTCCGTTGTGAAAGTCAATTTCTTACTGTCCATTAGCTGCTGAAAGTCTAAATACATTTCCGCTCTTAGATTAAATGCATAAACTGCACTGTAATGTCTTGCCTTGATGCGTGTTTTTGTTGGCCCACCTTGGAAATTGACACCCTCAAGGATAAATCCTAGCTTATCAGAGTATTTTGACAATCCTTCGGTCAACCATGTACCGAAACCAACGTCAACACAAACATATTTGATGTTTAATGTCTCAATAATCTTAACAATCTTGGCAATAATCTTCTCGGATGTGACTCCTTGAACCCAAACACCCTCTTTTAGATTGTAAATTGTCTCGATTTTGCAGTTTGCGTATCTATTTTGAGAACATAAAGCAACATCTATACCATCTTTTCCTGTATAAGCCGAGTCAATACCTAAGAAAAAACGCTTTTTATAGGAACTATCGACTTTATCATCGTCTAAAGTCATGGTTTTGAACATACTTTCGTCTGAAAATTCCTCTAATTCGCATACTAAATAACGTTGGCAAGTACTTCTATTCTTGTAAAAATGAGAATTTAGTATCTGAGATGCACTTTTCATACGATCTTCTTCGTATGCAGTACGTACATCCATCCAAACAACTAATGTACCTTCGGGGTATTTGTCATTTGTCATGCAATCGTAGAACTCTCCACGCTTGTGGGGGTTGGAAATAGCAATTTCAAGCTCTTTTGAACCGTCAACACTTGAAAATTCCCTTCGTCCTATCTCGGCATACGCATCTTCACTGACTTGGGCCGCTTCGTCAATAATATAATCTCCACCCTTACCGATAGCGTTGTTGTTTTTCTTCGGGTCAACACTGTTTCCACCTAATGTAACGATTTCTACACATCCTCCGCCCTTGAAGGAAATTTTAGTTTTTGAAGTAGAAGTCTGTAATTTTTCAATCTTGTTTCCTGAATCTAATACAGAACTCTGAATAGACTCGTCTGCATTTTGTAAATGTCCTATAACTTTGGACATGATGATAGTAGCGGTTTCTCCTGTTGCGGCCGCAATTCGTACTTGATGTCCTTTATAAGCACGATAAATAGCAATCATTCCTAAAGTCCAGCTTTTCCCATATTGAGAAGTAGTGATTGCATAGATTGTATCGTAACCCTCTACAACCGCACCGAACAACATAGCTTGTGTAAAGTGAAGATTGACTTGAAAATATGTCAAAGCCTCTCTTGCACCGATAACCGCAAGCCTAAAAGCTTCTTGTCTAGAAATATTTAGTCGTTTGTAATGTTCGGGGATATATCCTCTCGTCCAATTCTTTAATTTATACTTCGGGGTAGCTTTTTTCAACAGCCTAACGACTTCTTCTTGGCTCTTATTAATAGCTTTAGCTTCTTTTAAGTCCTCTACATCCTTAAAATACTGTTCCGTAACACTAAGAGTCTGTTTCTTCACTGTTATCGTCCTCCTCGTGTTCTATTACCTCGGCATCTAAAAACTCACTTCCCATATTGATTCCTAATATATCGTTGATTCTTTCCTCCGCAATCGCTCTTTTCTGTTCAACAGTAATATTATTTACACTTCCAACATTTAAAATATTGCTCTTTCCAATGCCATCCATTCTATTTAGCTCTTTTAAGCAGCCTAATCTGTCTTTCATGTCCTTTTCTTCGTCTTGAATGTTATCGCTAAGCCATTGTCTACGTTGCTCTACTGTCATAACACTTCTTTGATCTCTCTTTTTTACCCTCTCATGTATGACATTCCTAAATAAAGGACTGTTTAATATCTTATATCCCTTGTTATAAGCACTCTTATTGCTTAAATCAGGACGAATCTTTTGCATGGACTTCGTAATATTCCCACTCTTTGAATACTCGTCAAAGAATCTTTTAGCTTCATCCTCACGCTTTAATTCTGAAACACTCTTTGCCCTTGGCATACTCTCATCCTCTCTTTCTCTACCTCCCTACATTATAAATGATTTCTATGTGGACGTTTTTACCCCTCATCTACTCCTCTCTTACCCCTCTCTTACCCCTCGTTTACCCCTCGCAAAAATACTTGAACTCATTTTTTTCAAAACTTATTTTTTCGTTTTCCAAATTTTTTTATCTTAAAAAGGGGGTGGTTTTATAATTGATATTAGTTTTTTATTTGGTTAGCACTCTGTTGTGTATAGTGCTAGGTGTAAAAAATGTGGTTTGGTCGAGAGGGAAGGCATGGGGTGTGTAGGGTCGCTTTTTCCTGTTGCGTTTTTCAAACTAGCAGCAACCAAAACAATAATATAGTTGTATTCAATCCATAAACAATTAATAAAGATCATGTAAATAGTTTTAGCAGCAAGAAGAAAAAGCAAGAAGAAAAAGACAATAAAAAAGCTAGTTAAACATTTAAAGTTTTAACTAGCATAATAGATAAATAATAATAAATAATGCAATAAATAATACTATAATCAATATATAATATTTAAAGAGAAACACAACAAGTAATATAAATACAAGTATAGTCGTTAACTGATCAATCATCTATCAACCACCTTATTCAATTCTAATAATAATTTTTTATGAACGTTTAGCCTATGTTTTTCTCTTTTAGTCTTATGATTATCTTTTTCAAATACTTCTATCCAACTATTTAAACCACTTTCATATAATTCTAAAAGCTTGATATACATTTCTTTTTTATT